GTTGTGCCAGCGCAGCGTATCCGGTGTCCGACTGATGTATGGTCCACGGTGCGTGCGCTTCAGAGCGAGGAACATCGGATTGCGTTCGAACTTGGGATACGATGCCACGCTTGGACAGATGACTCGCGCGCCACCGAACTCGCGTAGCAGTTCCCTGCGGTTATTCCCCCACCTTCCATCGCATGCGAATACGAACGGCCAAGGGCCAAGCCTGAACGCATCGTTCACGGCAATGACGTTCTTCCCAATAAGCGGCGTGACGTCCACGCCCTTCAGGCTGGGACCGCCTCCGATGATGAAGGCGTCCTCTCCGGGCCATATCTGCGGAACGGTCCAAGCACTCATTCCTCGACCCCCGGTATGCGTAGGTGTTCGTCACCGCCAGCTAACGCGATGGCTTCCGCCAGTCGCAAGGCGGCGTGATTGATTGGCTCGTTCGTGTCTCGGTGAATGACGTCGAACCATCCGCGTCCCCTAGCACGGATCGTCAGCGGAGCGATGTCGTCCTCGGGTTCTCCGCTCTCAACGAGATCCAGCTTGTCAATGATGGACTCGACCTCGTACTCGTACGCGACGATGATGTCGCCAGGACCAAGGTGGGAACCGCCAGGGAGGAAGTGCTTGCCCGCTTCGCGCTTGAAGCGGTACGTGTTCTTGCCATCCATCAGATGCCCCCATCGTCGGATAGCGGAAGGCGCGGACGATTGGAACCAGCCAGGATCGTCCGCGCCCCTCCGTTCTGCGGGTTCACCGCCGCGCAGATACTACGAAGTCGACCAGTGAGCGATTCCGCTCCGGCCGTCCTTGTCCAGCCTCAACTGCGGGACCATGATCGCCATGCACCGGAAGTGCGCGGCCATCCCGCTCGGGCTGTCCCAGGAAACGAGCCGGGGCTGGAAGCCCACGACCATCCGAGTCGTCTCGGGCTGAAGGTTGACCATCAGGATGCTCCCAGTGGCCAGCCAGTCCGATCCCGCCACGACCTCGATTCCTTCCACCGATAGAATGCGCTGCCGCAGGGTCTGGCCGGTGTAGGTCGAGTAGTCCTCGTCCAGATAACGCTCGTACGCCTGCGGGACGTACACAGCGTACGGACCCCACATGCGGTCGCCCTGGAGCGTGGACTTCATCTCCATGATGTCCGCGAAGCGTAGGGCAGCAGTCTTGGCAGTAGCCGTCCACGCCGTCATCGACGTGTAGGTGTTTCGGCCGGTCAGGTTCGTGTAGCCCTGAAGCGCCTTCGTGTTGAAGACGAACGTGCCGGACCCGTTGAACAGCAGGTTATCGGCGGCTTCTGACACAAGCCGCGTCGAGATGGCTGCGTGCGTGGTGTCGAGCGGGTGTCCCATCCGGCGCGCAGCCGCGAGGTTTCGCGCACCGATGACGAACTCCTTGTAGATCAAGGGGATCGGCAGGTACGCGGGCGTGTAGGTCGCCCGGTCGTTGTACCCTTCCTCGCGCGCTTCCATCGAAATCGTCGCGGCGTCCATATCGGATTCCTGCTCGTACGCGAGGACTGGCGTTCCCATGGCGTCAGTCAGGTTGTACGTGAGTCCACGCGTGATCAGGTCTCCGATGCCACGCATGCGCCGCTTGGCAATCGGGACCACGACGGAATCCATCTCCATCCAGTCCCGGTCGCGCAGCACGGTATTGTCGCGCAGGCAATCGGGGTTCATGTTGTTCGCCAGAAGTCTCTGGAGGACCGGACCGGAGGTTTCCCCTCCGATCATCGTCTCAACGGAGACATTCGCAAGAGCGTCGGCCATCTGTCCTTTCTCCCTTCATTCCCCGGCCGCTCGAAACCCTTGACTACAATGCCTCCACCAACAGAAGCTGATGCGCCGTGCAGGTCGCATCGGCTTCCAAAGCCACGCCCAGCACGGAGCCGACCTTGATCGTCCCGGCGCTGGTATCAGCGACGACCTCTCGCCAATCGCCAGTCGCTCCGGCTTCCAGGTAGTCACCGATGGCGATGTTCGCGGTGTCCAGCATGCTCACCGCGATCCTGTCGCCACGTCTCGGGTGCCAGACGCGCACCTTGTCGTTCGCCGTGTAGGCCGTGCCGACTTCGACGCCAGCATCCTCGTCCTCCAGGGCCACCATCAATGTCGCACACGCCCCGGCAGTCTGATGCAGCCGCACGGTCGTCGCCGTGACGTACTGCAACAGCATCCCAGGGTAGATCGTGTCCGTGACTCCGGTGATGCTGTCGATCACCGGCTCGCCCACGCATCTCTGCATGATCGTCCGATAGGCCATCGTCCATTCTCCTCAACCCGGCCCCATCCACCCGTCGAGGCACGCAAGCGCGCGCCGGTGATCCCTACTTGCCCTTGTACGCCGAGCCGATTTCGAAGATGTCGGGCGGCTTCGGAACCGTGGTGTTTGCCGTGACGGGTGCGCCGCCCGGCCGCAGGCCGTAGTCCGTCGTGTCGCCTGCGAGCTTCACCAGCCGCTCCAGATGTTCGATGGGCATGGCCCGAAGCTCGTCCTCGGAGAAGGCGTTGCGTTCGTTCGCCTTGATCTTCGCCACGACCCTGTCCCGGTCAGCCTTGTACTGATCCATCCCGCGCCGCCACATCTCGCGCGTCGCAGGATCGGCGTTCGCCAGCAGTTCGTCGAACGTCACGGGCTTCGCCTCCAAGGTCGCCGGGGCCGGTTCCGCCACGGCTTCAGTCTCGTCCTTCTTCTCCGCGACCACCTCATCGGCCTTCGGCTCCTCCTTCGGGAGAACGCCCACGCCATCAGGTACGCGTAGCTTCTCCAGTTGGTCAGCCTCCAGCTTCCCCATCCACTCAGCGTCGTTCGCGCTGAACCGGGTGCAGGGGCAGGCGATCAGTTCCTCAATCAGCTTCGTCTTGGCCTCGTCAGCCATCACTCGTTCCTCCGTCCGGCCCTTGACCTCGGTGATCGTGAACGTGACGCTTCCAGTCGTGGGAATCTGCGTCGCGTCACACGTTTCCACGTCCATCGGCGGCGTAACACATTCTGCATTTCCAGACAAGTCGTTTGCGGTCAGGCCGACCGCGCGCGCGAACCCCGCTACCAGCCCCTTGACGTCCATGCCACCAACCTCCTCGTTCGCCCTGATGCCACACCCGTCGGCCAAGGAGCAGGCACCGACGCCGTCCGGCAGCAGGGCAATGTGGTCTCCCCGAAGTCGGTGGGCGGTGGCGATGAACTTCTCGCCGTTCCACTCGCCCGGCTTCCCGTCCTCCGTCGTGAACACCCCGGTCGAAACCTCTATCGCCTCGCCTGCCGAGATGCGCGCCAGGAGCTTCGGGCTGACGGACGCCAGCTTGGCCTCATCCAACCACCCGTCGATCCGAACCTTCCGCGTTCCCGCATCCCACCGCGCGTTGAATCCGCGCCCGATCTTGATCCGCTCCAGCACCTTCGGCTCGTTCGCTGAAGTCGGCTGGCCCCGGTCGTCCATCGGGTGCTGCAACGTAAGCGGCATCCCGTTCCAGATATCCGGATGATCCGACAGCGCCTTCTCCGGGTAGTAGACGGGACCGCCAGATCCAGGATGAACACCCTCGACCAGGATCGCCAGTGGCACGATCAGGTGGTCGCGCCCTTCGTACTTTGCCAGCACGGGCTTGTACCCACCAGCCATCAGGACGCGGATGTTCTCAGTCATCTTCCCCTCCGCCGCCAGCCTCGCGCGCACGGCTGCCTCAGCATCCGCACGGCTACCGTGGCATGAACGCCGCGCGCCCGTGTCGCTCCGGTAGACCACGTAGGACCCCGCCCTACCCTTGGAGTCTGTTCAGTCCTGCTTCCGTATGCCGTACGGCATCCCTACCGCTCCTCGACCACGATCACGATGGATCGCTCGTCGATCCGACCCGAACTCGATGTCACCTTGCACGACACCGTGTAGACTTCCCCGGCCGTTCCACCGGAGATCCAGGCAACGGCTACGTTGTCGGCTAGCGTCTCCGTCCCGAGCGTCAGTCCGGTGGGCACGGTCCATACGGCAGTCGAGACGGTTTCCCGCCCGTCCGTCAGCCATGCGTTCCAGTCCATGGGGAAGTCGAGGTAGGCGTCTGGATCCTTGCGGAACTCGGCAATCGTGTCGTCTGACATGGGCACCTACGATCCTTCCTCGTCCGCTTCCGGCTTCGGAACCGTTGACGTACGCGACTCCGCAGACACAGAGGCCGTCCTGCTCTCCCGACCCACCGTGACCATGCGTTCGTCCGTCCACTCCGGCGTCTCGGTGCCCCCGACGATGGACGCGTGCATACGCTGGAACCTAACGCGCGCCGTGTCAAGGCGTATGTGCGTCACTCCAGGCACGAACGTGGCCTGGATCCGCTCTACCGTGACGTGCCCCGTGGCAAGGTGTACGGCTACTGGCGGGGCAGTCGAAACCACTATCGGAAGTCCCGTGACGGTGGAGATGGCCGTGTCTAGCGGGATCACGATGGCTTCGCAGACTACCTCGACGGGATTAGCCTGGACGGTGATGTGCGCCGTATCACAGATGACCACGCCTTCTTCGGCGGATTCAACGTCGATGTCTTGGGCCTGGACCGTGAGGACGGCGGTATTGCAGGTATATCCGGCACCGAGGCGATCCATGCGGCTCAGGATCTGAAGGTACATGCCCGCGCACGCAGCCTTGTGCCCTAGCGTTACCATCGAGATGCCGATTTCGATGTCCGTCAGGTCAAACGCCGTCCACGGCTGACCGTCTATCGGGTTGTTCTTCCACGGCACCTGCTTCGTGGCGAACACGCCTTGCTCAAACTCATAGTCCCGATCTTCCTCTGGCGTTGGACCGTACTCCGATCCCTGGACGGCGAAGTAAACCATCGAGTCGGAGACGTAATCGAAGTCTATGGGCCATCCGACGCGGTAGACGGCCTTGGCCGCCATGATCGTGTGCGTATGCCGCCAAGTCGTGAGACCAGGTTCGGAAAGCAGGAACGTTTCGTCATTCGACTTGTCTGACGAACTGGAGCAATAGATGTAGCTCGCCTCCTCGTCCGGGGGGACTGCACAGGCGTTTTCCCAATCTCCGGTCCAGAACCCGTAGTGACCGTTGGATGCGGGCTGAAGTTGCGTGACGTACGACTCGCCGGGAGATGCGGAATCAATCACGATGTCGTCCACGCGGATCGCCCACGGATCGTTCTGCACCCGGTCCCTGTTTCCGACCGATACCTCTGCGGCGTGCTGCGTGGTGAACGTGCCGTTCACGCCAGAGCCGACGTTGTGATCAAAGTCAACGATGATGGAGTAGACGCCGTCGCCTCGCCCCGTGGACTCGTTCGTGATCGTCACCTCGACCGTGTGCCACGAATCCTTCGACAGCGCGTAGACCCCAGTCACCTTCCGAGTGCCGGTCGAGTCGTACAGGTCCAAGACTGCATTTCCAAGCGTGTTTCGCACACGTAGCCCGGCCTTCTTGACGCCATTGATGGTCCACCAGGATGCGATTTCCTCGGCGTATCCGTTGGCGGGGAATGCCGCAGAGTCGAACCAAATATCCAGCTTCAGGGCGATGACATTCTGCGAGAACGTCGTCCAGTTGCCGTCCGCGCGCAGGTTTCTCAGCGTGACGTAGTTGTTCGTCGATCCAGTTCCGGCGATGATCGCGTACCGCTTGCCGTACTGCCCGCAGCCGCTGCATCCTTCGGGATCGTCGTCCACGATGGTCACGTCACCCGCGTGGTCATACACCTCATCCAGGTTGCCATACTCAAAGCCGAAGAACATAGGGTTCGACGTGATCGCCTCGCCAAGCGTCACCGTGCAAGGTATCGCAGTCAGGTTCAACGAGGCCGTGTCAGCGGCAATCTCGACGTCTTCGGGTGGAACTCCCTCGTCCACGCTGATACCCAGGCCCGTTAGCGCGATAATCGCGGTGTCGCAGTAAACCGTGACCGCCTCATCGAGGGTAACCGTGATGTCTTCGGCAGTTATCGTCAGCAGGCCGGTATCGACTGGAATCTCTACCGGCTCATCAGCCGGGACGTTGACCGTGATGTCATCAGCCGTGATCGTCAGCGTCCCGGTATCTACTGCGACGTCAACGGGGTCAGGCACATGCGGTCTGAGCGTGAACTGGTGCCCGTTGTTGACCGCCATGCCCGTAGCGTTGGCCGTTCTCGTGCCTATGACAGTTCCCCCGGTGGCAATCGCGGATGATGCAAGGCAGATCTCGGGGTAGTTTGTCGTGTTGGGCGAGTCGGCGCGTTCGGTCGGACTAGGCGATCCGCTGTACGCGCTGATGGTGCACTTGGTCGCAATCCCGCCGACGAACAGAAGCCACTCGTTATCATCGTCCGTAGTCAATCCGTTGGCGGTGATCTGCGAGTCCATCACGTTGACCTTGACGGCCGACTCGACGCTGATCGGGTCCGTGGGGTCTACGCCGTCGAATCCGCAGATGATCGCCGTGATGTACGATCCGCTGGCGTGCGAAACCGTGGGGGTTCCGTCTCCGGCTTCCGCCACGCGATAGAATGAGTGGGACCGCAGGCCCGTTCCGTTGTTCGTTCCGCTGTCTATGGCCGTCCAGCTGGACATCGTGCATGCCACGTTGTCCTTGGCGGCAACGACGCAGACGTGCAGATCCCCGACTTCCCACCCTGCGGGCAAGCCGGGGCTGACGTCGCCGCTACTCGCGCTGGCTGCGGCACCCGTGGCGCGGAACGTGATTGCCATGCCGCGCTACGCGATGACGAACGGCTTACCGCCAGTGAACTGCAGGGAGTAATCGCCTCCGTTGGCATCCGGACCCAACTCCCATGCGATAATCCCAGCACCCGTGACTACCTTGTACATGATCCCGTACGTCGGAGTGCATGCTTGGAGGCTTCCGTACGTGACGTCATCGCACGCGAACACGCCCCAGTAGTTCACCAAGTCCTGACTCACGGCCTGTCCGGTCACGGCTAGACCGGTCGTAGTGTAGTTGGTTCCACTCGCCGATACTTGGTGGCCCTGGCACATGTCGGGATACGCTGGCGCTGCACCGTGGATTCCGTACGTCGCGGCTACAATGTCGAATGTCGAATCCACCAGACACACCTTCAGCGAATCAGTAGCCATGTTGTGCTGGGCAAGCAGAAGCTGCTCCTTGAAGTTGTCGTAAACGTAGGCGTCACCTTGGGCCATTAGAGTCCTCCTCCAATACGCGCCCGCGCGCGCGGAAACAGTCGGGCCGTCTTACACTTGACGACCACGGGCGGAGGCTTCAGGCCAGCCGCCTCCTTCATGCCTTCCCGGTCCCCTAGCACGACACGCTTGCCGATGGTCGGCGCGTTGCCGACCTTCTGGCGAATGTCAATCTCCCGGCTCAACCACTCGTACTGCGATACGAGGTTCTTCCACCGCGAGTCGCCCTTGGCCCTCGCTTCCAGCATGACGGCCTCGACGACGCTGCGCCGCATCAGTAGTTCCTGCAAGTGCATCTTCTCGGGATCTGCCACGGTTCACCTCACCAGGGATAGGGGATCTGAACGAACGTGCGATTCCCCTCCGAGTCCAACGGACCGAGCGGGTCGTCCGACAATGCCCACACGACGTGTACGGGGGGCGGATCTTCCTGCCTTCCCCACCCACGATACTTGAAAGTCCACCGGCAGGGTGTAGATTCGTACTGCACGTCCGAGATTGCCCATAGCTGTTCCGGCGTTCCAGATTCCGAACTGTAAACTCCGCGTCCATACGATACCATGCCAGTTGTCTCATGCCAGCCCTGCGGATTCCACGGGTGGTATGGGCAGAACGTAGCGCCCAGGTCCGTCGGGAACGCGGCGAAGACGAACGCTCCGTCATCGACCCCCGCGCCCCATTGCCAAACGCGGAAGAAGTAGTTCTGGTGCAAGTCTAGATCGCACACCTTGTCGAGCCAGATGGAATCTGCGGGCAACCCTTGCCAGTTGTGTGCGTGCGGGATAGCCGCTACCCACAGGGATCGCGCTGCCATCAGGATGCCTTCGAGTAGGTGATGTACGTCAGACCGTTCGGATTCATGGACGTCTGTCCCCCACCTTCGCGGCTCGTGCTATACCTTCAGGAGTGACCGGTTCACCTGCCGCAATCTTTTCCAGCACGGCCCTCAACGCTTTCCCGCGATCCGGCCCCATCCCTACCTGTTCGACGACGATCCGGTACGATCGGCCACCCTCTGGTATGACTTCCAAGATCTTCCACCGGGCATTGATTGGAGTAGCGATCTCTTGCTCGGCCGTGTAGACGGAGTACTTGGAGATGTCCCGACCGACGAATGATCCGCGAGTCTCAAGGCGCACGAACACATCGCCGCCCTTGTACGGCGCGCGGTCTGCCATCTTCGACCAGCTATCGACAAGGCCATATTGGGGATTCTCTAACACCTTGCCAACTTGCATCTCCTGGCGCAGCACCGCCCACTCCTTATTGTCGAAGCTGAGGATGCGATACGCAGGATCCTTCTCCATACCACTGCCAACCCAGTCGTACATGGCGATCCGCTCCGCGTCAGTGGCGATGAACTTGCTACTAGCTGGACCTCCAAGTGCCGTGTGCTGCCTGATCGCGGCCTCGACTCCTTCTGGTAGTGGCTCCGTTTCTGGAGAAACTATCGCGAACGGTGCTTCTGGAATGATCGGAGGGGGAACTTCTACCGCAGGTATCGGCTCGATAAACTCTGGAATCGCCGCAGGCTCGACGACCTCAATCTCAGGCGGCGACACGACCTCGATCTCGGGCATGGGTTCCGGTTCGGCCACCTCTGGCGCTGCGGGTTCCTCCTTCGGAGCTTCTTCCATCACGGGTACTACCGTGCAGCGGCAGTTCGGGTGGACGGGGATTAGGTCCTCCGCCTCGTCTAGCGTCAGCGTCTTACCCTCGTAGTCGGCACACTCCTCACAGACGTTCTCGTCCCCTGCCGTCAGAATCTCCGCCTGAACGGCTACGCGCATCGCAGCGTCCGCGTCACGGAACTCCGCGATGGTTGCAAGGTGATGTGCGCGGGCGGTTTCCGTGCGGGCGATGAGGCGGGCGCGCGTTCGGCCGATCTTGTCTAGCTGAGCATTGACGTCCTTCAGCATCTCGCGCGCGATGGCGTACGGGTGCCTGCCCTCTGCCATTCCCCTGACTAGGTCTACCCGCAGGCCGTCGGCCATGACCTGCCTGACCCTGGCGTCTGAGACCACCGTAACGGTCCTCAGGTCCTCTAGCGTGCGAGAATAGACCGACGAGAGGGTCCCAGCGTGTATCGGTCCGTTCATCGCCCAGGTGACATCTATGGCGGTCTTAGGGGCTGTTCCGAGGGGCTTGTAGCCGACCTTGCGTATCTCGGCATCGGCCTGCTTGATCCCGCCTGCGTAGGCTTCCCGCAACGCCTTGGCGTGGTATGAGTCTACCCACGCGTCACCGAGCGGGCCGGGCAGAGTCCCGTGCCCTGGTACGATGTCCAGTACCTTCGCCTTCTCCTGCTCGCGCAGCCAGTCCATGAACTCGTTGACCTTCGCCTCGCTGTGGGCGAAGTCGTACCCGGCGTGGATGCGCATGGAGTTGGGGTTCTGGTTCGCACCGATGCCTAAGAAGTCCTCGTCGATCACCTTTCGGCGGATCGCTTCCTTCAGGTCTCGGTATCGGCGGTCGATCTCGCGTACGAGGCGGGTCTGGATGCCGAGGATCTTAGCCGGGTCTCGGCGGCGTCGTTGATTCAGGAGCAGGACAGCAGGGGCCACTCCTCGGGACCCCAGTCGCAACTCGGGCCGGGAATGAGCCGCAGTCGGAGCCGTCAGAGCGGCCCCTGCTCGCTCGGTCCTGCAAGCCAACGCAACTCCACCTCCGGCCCAAATGAACTACACGAAGTCGTCAATGCGTTCAACGCCATTCGATTCTGAGCGTGCCATCGACGTCCGCCAGCACGATTCCGACGGGAGTCCGAACGATGATGCCCTTCCTGGCGATGCTATCCGCCCTGGCCGTGCTGTCAACCATGGCCCGTAGCTGCACAGCCGCCTTTCGGTTTAGGACTAACTGATCCATGTCGGGCGTGATCGGAATGACGGTCGCCGTGCCCTGTTCGCAGTAGACGTAAATGGATTCCCGCCTGTTGGTTAGAAGGGAATCGCGGAACGCCACGGCCTTCTCGTACCTGTTTACCATCGCCACGCTCGACTGCCACGCCTGAAACCAGTAGGCCATCCCGAGCAGAACAGCAATGGCAGCGATGACCTTCAGGGAGTTCATCTTCCCCTCCTTACCCACGCCATGATTCCACTACGGACAGCCCGGCGCACCTGTGGCCTGGATAGCGGCGTGTCGAGCTTCTTCGTCGGCCTCCACTCCACACGCCCTATGTGATTGATCCATTGGACCTTGCCCGTCTTGTCGGGCTTGATCTCCAGCCTTCCCCCGCGATTCGACACGAATGGCGACTTGACGATCGAGACCTCACCACCTTGGACCCGCAGGTACGGCACGCGGAACACCCTTGCCCATCGGCACACCTGCGTCACTTCCCTTCCCTGGAACCATACCCTCGCTGGGTTCTCCGCCGTTACCTCCCGCCACAGGACGGATCGCATCCAGTTCCGCAGCCTTTGCATCACGTTCCGCCGCCTCCTTCGCTTCCTGTTCGGCCTTCACATCCTCGCGCGCCTCGTCGATCTGCCGCCCGATGACGGATTCGATTTCCTTGATCTGATCCTCGGTCAAGTGCGTGAACATGCGCAGGAAGATCGACGGCGGGATGATGTCTTCCAGACCCGGAGTGCCCATGTAGAGGGCCAGTGTCTCGGCGCGAACCTTCTGCGTATCCGCCTTCTCCTTCTCCGTCTGCGCCTGGGACGTCGGCCATTTTACGGCGTAGTCCTCATTTGGTGCGGGCAGGATCGTCAGTTCGATCATGCGGTCGACGAATGGCCGCAGGATCATCGCCTCACAATGCTCCTCCTGTCGCTCCGAGATGCGGTTCGCCCAGTTCTCCTCATCTTGGCTGGACGCCAGTTCGCCACGCTCCGTGCCGAGCAGGATGCGCTTCGGGATGCGCGTCGCTCCAGCGATCAGGTCCACGTACTTGTCGATGTGGCCCGACGGATCGGCCACCTGCTGCGCGAGTTCCTGCACCGACAAGCCAGTGATCTGCAAGTACCGCTTGAACTTGTTCACGTAGTCGTCGATGGCCACTTGCAGCTTGTCGTCGCTGATGCCACCGATGATGTTAGCTTCTGGGTCTTTCTTGAACGCTAGGCCGGGGAATCCGCCGCGCCAGAACATCTCCGCCGATGACGCGACGACCAACTCCAGGTTCTGAAGCAAGTTGTAGACGGACTCCAGGCGCGGGATACCGTCGATCTCCGACTCCAGAAGATCCTCGGCAACATGGATGATGCGCGAGTGGTGAACCCGCACGTTGTCATCCGACTGTCCGGCGCGCGGGAGCAGGGTGTAGAACTTCGGCTGTCCGTACCGCTCGTTGTTCCGGTCCGTCTCGTACGTCTCAATCTGCGCGTTCTGCTCCGAGTAGCATGACAGGAACATCAGTTCCGTCGCGGTCTCTACCGGCTGGTCCGGTTGCTTGGCTGCGGAATCGTTCAGGCCCAGGTACATGACGGCGTACTTGCCGATGGATGACAGCCGATCCACGCGGCTCATGTAGTGGTACACCTTGGCGCGCTTGACCAGATTCTCCCATGCCTCGTCGAAGGGGCTTTCATCTAGACCGGGGTCGGACACGTCTGGTTTCCTGCGCCAGCACGCGCGCACTGGTGCGTCAATGATCGCGCGGGCGATGTCTTGCCGGTAGTACCGCTGGACTAGGTTTCCGAACTTCAGGATCTTCGGGTATCCCATCTCGCGGTATAGGTCGCGGTTGCCCTGGAACGACATGCCCATGTAGGATGCCATCGCAGCGCGGGTGGCGATCTCGCTCAGGAACCGCTGCTCGTTCGCGGTCACGCGGGGAGACTTCGCGCGTGGGCGCGCGGCAGACTTGGTGGGCATTGATCCTCCGTCACCGGCCCCAAGTACCCGCGACCTGCAACGTCGTCATCTTGTAGAATCCGCCGCTCGTTGCATCTACTTGGTCTGAGATACACTTATCGGTTCCGTCGAAGTTTTCAAGCTCATTCAGGTACGCGTCGTTCCACGGGCCGCGCACCAGCTTGACCAGCCCGTTCTGAACGGCAGCCGAGAACGGTCGCGCACGGGCACCCTTGTTCTCCCGCACGGGATTCAGCAGTACCGTGAACCCCTTGGCCGCCAGGCGTCTAGCGTGGTACATCGCCTCCGCCTTACCCGCCTGCGACGGATCTTGCTCGATGCCGACGAACACCTCGCGCCCGTCCCGCTCTGCCACGGCATCAATCCGCTGCTCGACCTCCGCTGGCCCGCCGTGGAATCGCTCGCTGTGCATGATCGTCCATAGATTCTCCTGGTAGCGTCCGAGCAGCACGCCAGCGGTCCATGACGACATCGTTCCTGCTTCAGCCTCGGGAGTAGCGGCGCGGTCCCAGTAGCGGATTGCGCGGTCATAGGTAGGGCGAGACTCTAGCGGCTCACCGAACCAGTCGCGCCTGAAGTATGTCCCGGCACGCTCGCGGACATTCCAGTTGCCCCCGAGCATCCGTTCCCGCTCGACCTCTCGTAGCGCCTTCAGGTTGGCGAGGTACTTGGGATCGCCCTTGAGCAGGATCGGGTTATCGAAAACGGTGGATGGGAAGAACGCGAATGACAGCGGCTCTGCATCTGGTCCGCATAGGGCGATGACCTCATCCCGCGTATCGCCCCACATGATCTCGTTGCCTAGCCGAGCAAACCATCGCGTCTTGCCTGCCCTCTCATGGATGGGAAGGCCCGAGTCGTCGTCAATCCACCAGGAGAGTAGGTGTCGCAAGAAGTGGTCGGGGTCCGGGTTGCAGGAGAACCGCATCCGCGTCTTGGCACCGCAGAGCGAGCGGTTGCAGCCAAGCATGTCCCACCACTGCCGCTCCGTGAACAGTTCCAACTGGTCGAAGCCGATCCACGGAATCTGAGACCCTAGGTAGGCCAGCCGGTCGTTCTCGTTCTCCATGTGTGCCATGCGGAGCGTAGCTCCCGAGGGGAACTTCCACTCCAGGCGCGATTCTGTGGGTGATGCTCCGAGTGACGGGTAGAACGGTACGCGGATGCCTTCGGACGTGGTGATCTGTATGGACGTATCCCACGGTCCACCCTCACGACGGATCTCAGGATACGTGCGCCGAAACAGTACCGCCGTAAAGCCAGAGTTTGCCATGTCATACAGCGGATCGAGGAGTAGTCCGACGGTCTTACCTCCGCCGCGCGATCCGCCACATCCTGCGATGTCAGCGTTGCAGCGGCAGAACGCTTCCTGCGGACCCGTCTGAGGAGCGATCCGCAGATTATCGGGCGAAGCGGTTAGCCGTCGCGGATTCTTTTTTTCCGTCGCCGTCGCCATCTCCGCCATTCCCCTTCACCGTGACCGTACCGGATACCGCATCCTTCTGCGGCAGGTATATGACCACGGGCAATCCGAGAGATTCCCCATCCGGCCCGCTCAACTCCATCCGCCTACCCCAACGCCGGGGATGCTTCCGCTCTAGCCGCCATGCAGCAGCCGTCCACTCACGCCGTATCGTAGTCTCCGTCTTACGCTCCCGCTCCACCATCTCGCCCGTGTGCGGATCTGGCGCTACGACTACGGTGACCTTCTCAACTGGGAACCCCTTCGCAAACAGCCCGATTGTCCCAAGGTCCATTAACTCGCTGTCTGCCATAGCCTTTTCGATTGCGTGGGCAAACTGGGCGAATGGCGAGTCCCGTTCGGCTTCCCGGTCTTTCGCTCCGCGCTTGAGCCAGTCATAGAAGGTAGTCTTGTTTAGGCCCGCGAACTCTGCGGCAGTTTCGACGTATGCTCCAGCGCGGATTGCATTTACGATCCTGTCTGTGATGTCGGGTGACAGTTTCGTAGGTCTTCCGCCCGCGTGTTTACCCTCGGCCATTTTCAGATCCTCTCTTGATCGGTCTTGCCGGGAATCTGCGCCACAGGTGTCCCAGGCGGAGGCGGGGGATACCATAGCCTCGCTCGATCTTGAGATTCAGGCTCGGCCAGTTCCGCATGAGGCCTCTCAGATTCCGCAAGCGATTGTCTCCAGCATACATAGATTCCGCCGTGCCGCCCGGCTTCGTTCCGGTCTTGGGAACCTCGAACACGTATTCATGCAGTACCACAGTACACCATCCATCTGCAAGGCATTGTAGGGAATAGTCGGTGTCTTTGATGCAGCCGGGTCTCCAGGAGAGGTCTACGTCATTGTTGTAGAGGACGACCGTAAAGACTTGCTGGTTCAGCTTGTACCTTCGGCTAGGCACGAACGACTGCATGTAGTATCCGACGGCGGCGAGATTCGCGTACTCAGACATCCACTTCTCAGCTACGCGCATCGCCTCTAGGGCGGAACACTTCTCCTTCTTCCTGCCGTCCCACTTCCAGAAAGCCCTTACGTCGTCGTCTAGTTGCCAGTGGCTCGTCTCGCCGTGTTCGATGGAATACTGTTTGATCCAGTTTCGTGAGAATGCGATGCCGCGCCGATTGTCAGGAAGTACTAGCAGGCGATCCCGTCCGACTTCCGAGTATGCTTCGACGTCACGCGGCTCCACCACTACTCGGCAGGGTATCCCCTCGGCATCCAGGGTCCGCGTTGAACAGCAGGTTCTCGGCGGCTTCTGACACAAGCCGCGTCGAGATGGCTACGTGCGTGGTGTCGAGCGGGTGTCCCATCCGGCGCGAAGCCGCGAGGTTTCGCGCACCGATGACGAACTCCTTGTAGATCGCGGTATCGGGCATGGGTCCGCGACCGCAGGATGGGATGTAGACCATGTGAATCAGAGACATCAGCGTTTCTTCGGCTGTATGGCGAACTTACGCCAGATATGTGCAGTCTTTGCCTTCGGGAGACCGAAACCACGATGCACCTTGATTCCAAGCCCAGGCCACCTGCGGGCCAGCCCTCGGATCTTTCGAACACGGCCATCTTGTGAGTAGTCCGTGTCGGACGTTCCACCGGACTTGGTGCCCGTCGTCGGGGCGAAGAACTCATACTCGTTCACAAGTAGAGTGCACCAGTCTTGGGATAGGCATTGGAGCGAGTAATCCGTGTCTTCGATACAGTCCGAATGCCACCATGCGTCAACGGCGTTGTTGAATAGGACGATAGAGTAGATCTGCTGGTTCCACGACCACGCTCTCTTGGGAATGAATGCAGCGTTGTGGATTCCGATTCCGGCCAGATTGGAATACCGCTCCATGATCTGCTCGGACGATTCCAGACATTCCCGGAAGCTACACTTAGATCGGCTTGCCGTAGTGCGGTGCTGGATTGCCGTCACGTCGTCATCCAACTGCCAGTGACAGGCATCATGGTTGTCTATCGAGTGGCGCTTGATCCAGTTGCGGACGTATGCGATCCCCTGCCGATTCTCGGGGAGCGTCAATAGCCTCTCCTCCCCAACACCTCCATAAGACTCTCTCTCTCTAGGCTCTACGACGACATAGAACGGGATCTCCTCATTCCGCAATAGCTGCGCCGTCTTCGGTAGCGGCCCCCTTCCACATGATGGTATGTATATCGGGTACATGCTACGCACGTGGCCGCGGAAGCATCTCGCGGAGTTCATAGTACGAACTGTTGTCCGTGATGGCTTCTAGGCTGGCCCACACGGTTTCGTTGTCCTTGAGCATCCTGGTCTCGTCTTGCAGATTCTTCCACACGTTGCTTTGCCGGACATGGTGGACCATTGGACCGGCCAGGTTGAAGCAGTAATGCTTGCGGTACGCCTCATGCTGCCACAGGAATCCCATCCAGATGTCATCGAACCTGCCGACTCCCTCAACCAAGTAGAACCACGGGTGCCACCCACGGGGACGGAACGCATAGTTCATCCCGCATAGGGGGAAGTACCTTCCGAAGATCGTCTTGCGCGAGAACGTCATCGGATGCGTGGCTCCGAAGGCCAACTGCCTAGGTCCGCAGTAGTCTCCCACGCCGGTCCAGAAGCCCATGCTCGCCGCGACGGGCATCTTGACATCCAGCGTATCGTAGGGCGTTCCGCGAGATGGAGGGTCTGTGACCACTTCGAACATGCGCACGGGCTGCGGACTTAGAGCTTCGATGTGCTGTTGGCAGAACTCTGGAAGCGTCTGCCCTGGAGTAGATGGATAGCAGTCATCATCCAGCACGACGACGACTTCGGATCCGCAATCTACTGCCGCACGGATAGCTCGGTTCTTCGTGATGGATCCGCCCTCATGCTTCTCATCCTGAATGAGGAACAGCCACGGAGGAATCTCCTGGCCGATGCTCCAGGCTTCCAGGAAGTCTTTCAACTGAGACTGATTGACCCACGCCACGGCGACGCCGAACTCCGACACGGCTTACTCCTCTCCCAATAACTGCCTGAGTCTCTTGGTGTTTACGTCCTTGAGCTTCTTCAGGCTCATCCCGTACTCATTAGGCTTCTGCGAAGCAAGATCAAACCCGACCTTTGGCTTTAGGGGAGTGTCAAACTTCATCCACGCGTTCTTGATGACATGCTGCGGATGACCGAACCTGCGATTGACCGTCACCACCCCGGGCCATGCACGCTCTAGCGCACGCACCATCGCAAGCCTAGCGCCAGACTTGAATCCCTCAGTCTGCCCACCCTTCTGCATCATCGTTTCTTCGGTGTCGATCAGGAAGGCATTCAGTAAGATGGTACACCAGCCATCGGCTAGGACTTGAAGGCTCATGTCGGCGTCCTCGTTGTTGGGCGGACGCCAGCGGTTCGGCAGGGAGTTTAGGAACAGGATGCAGGTGTAGCATCGGTGGTTCAGGTAGAAAGGCGGGAACGAGCTTCCGACGTGTCCTCCGCGAGATACCATGATGAAAAACAGCGAGTTCAGAGACAGGAGGGCTACATTCTCATAGCGGTCTGCGAAGTCCTCGGCTGCTGAGAAAGCCGCCCGCGCAGAACAGCGTAGGCGGAAGCCCCGATATATCCTCCAGATGTCTCTTATGTCATCGTCGATCTGCCAATGCCGATCTTCACCCAACGCACGCGAGTAGTCCGTGATCCAGTTGCGCGAGTAGACTAGACCCATGCCATTCTTGGGAAGGATCAAGAGCTTTTCGCCATAGCCAGCATTCTCATACGCATCTCGCTGTGACGGTTCGACTACTACCTTGTAGTCTACTCCTGCCTTGTCGAAACACTTCCCCGTTAGGAGATTGTCGGCACGCCCCTTCGAAGGAATGTAGATGGTATAGCGCGGATGGTTGGCCATCGACCTAATCATCCAGTTTGAGTGATGTCAGATCATCCCGCAGTTCTACCTGCGGCCACGGAGTATTCCAAGTATGTCCGCTCTTGCGGATCATGCCGACGTTGAAGCCGAACTTGTTAATAAACTCCATTCGGACTTCCTCGTCTTCGAACCACACGGAAAGTCCGATGCGCTTCGGACCTGCGTCATACTCTGGCATGCCGACCCACTCAGCAGCGGCATCGAAGTCCTTGATCTCCGACATCGGCCGCGTGACCATTGCCAGAGCAGCCAGCATCCTCTCGTCGTAGCCAGTTCCCAGGAGTCCGTCGATGTCCGTATCCTTGATGGTCTTCAGCAAGTTGCTCAGTACCCTGTCATCCTGTGTGGCTAGGTGTTCGATCTCGTTGTCTCCGACGAGGATCTTCAGGGCGACGGGATCATCGGGTCCGATGGATAGGCGGATCGCGGGGATCACTTCCATTCCGAGCTTCTTGGCCGCCAGGACCACACCATGTCCAGCCAGGATCGTTCCATCATTGGCAATCACGATGTTGCGGTATAACCCGTTCTTCTTGATACTCGCCATGATGTGATCGAGTTGGTCATCTGGATGGATTCGGTAGTTCTGCGGATGTGTCTTCAGATGTGAAGTCTCAACCAGTTCAGGCATGAGCAGATCCTTCGTCTCAGCCATCACGTCTCCCCCTTTGCTCGACCTCTGCCAACTCTTCCTCGGTCATGCCAAGGATCTCAGCCTTCGTCTTGGCCCGCACGAGTCTCCTGGAAACACCCGCACCGTGAGGCTCATCCGTCCAGCGCCCCTGGTTGATCCACGTCGCGGGGTGCGGGATGATTCCCTTCTGCCACTGCTCGGTTTCCTTCTGCCACTTGATCGCTGCCCTGCATGCGTCCAGCGGTGGACGCTTACGCTGCCATGACTCCCACGCCCTAGGTTTCGCAGTCCGGCGCGGATAGTCAAGCCAGAATGCTTCGAACTCCGCTCGCATCCCGACGTCTGCCTTAGGCCTTGGCACCGACTTGGACTTCCGAATACCAACGCCCTCAATCTCCTGCTGCTCCACGGGAGGCTTCCTCGGACTCGGATTCCACGCGGGCCACCGCTCGTCCACGTCCAGGCCGTAAGTCTCTGCGAATCCTCGTACTACGCCGAGTGACGGGAGTCCCGACAGTACCCTCTGGACCCACTTCCGCTTCTTCGGATCGTTCAGCGGCTTTGACGGGTCGTACCGCAGGTGGTTAATGATCCAGATCACGTCCTGCTCTCGGGCAATCCAGCCTCCAGCCTCAAGCTCCTCCAGCGCCGTCCGGACTGCCGGAAATGACAGACCCGTCTGACGCTGAAGCGGCTCGACGTACGAGAGGAAGATCCCTGCGGCGTTGTTCATGCGCGTGAACTTCAGAGTCAGCAACATCAGCCGGGCGTTCGGCGTTAGAGCCTGATACCCGGCGTCGTCTAGTAGAACGCAGTACACGGATCGGTACTCTCCCCTACCTTCCAGCCCCCCCATTGACATCCCTGTTTCCTCCAGCATTTGCGGCCATCGACTCGTACCATCTGGTCATCTCCGTCCAACACACCTCACACGCCCAATTGCGGCTATTTACCGGAGCCTCCTTCCCAGTCTGGAGGACCAGCTTGCATCCGTGGATCGGACACTTCCCTGGACTATGTTGGGTCAATATCCAATGGCGCTTCTTCTGCTCGCGCCGGAACACGTCGGCTAGTTGTGGCGGTCTGAGATACACGCCGCGAGACCGTCCCGGCAGCGGTCTGTCTATTCCTACCCGCTCGTAATATACGCCTTCCTTGAAACGACTCACGCCTGCCTCCATTCGGGAATGGTCGTTGCAGCAGCGTCGTGCGCGCGGCTTGCAGCGTGTCGGCGTTCAGCCGCACCGTCCGACGATGCCTAGTCCGCAGATCATCCCACAGTTCCATTCCGATCAGTTCTTGGATGCGAGACAAGAACTCCGCGTATCTCGACCCGTGGCATCCGATATGACATCCATGGCAAACTGCCACTCCGTTGTCTGGATCCCATCGGGTCGCTAAGCTCGACGCCTTAGTGAAGACGTGATGCCCGCAGTATGCCGCCTTCGGCTCCATATCTTGGCACAGCTCGCACCAGCCGCCCGCACGCTCGACGACGTATCGCTGCCAGAGCCGATCTAACTCCTTGCGCAGCCGCTTCAGGCTTGCAGTCCGGGTGGCGCGGCCCTTCTTCGGGACGGCTCTAGTAGACATGGCGGCCCCTCTTATATGCGGATCGGTTCGTTTTGTGTCGCTTTTTGCATACGGCTCTAGGCATCGGAGGACTTCCGGGCGATTCGGGCATCCACATCGGCGGTCAACTCCTCGGCGGTCAATATCCTGTCGTCAATATCTCCCATGTCGGTCATCTCGCACAGCGCCCGCCACCTGGCCGCGTCATCCAGCAGCGCAAGACACTCACGGGCGATGCGGCAATGTCGGCACGAACATCCGCCCGGCTCTTGGCTTGATATGTGATTCGCCAACTCACACTCGCACGTTTCCTTGATACTAATGCTCATGTTCCCTCCTTGGGCGGCTCGGGCAGCGGCATGTATGGACGCCAGTGCGTCGGCTCGCTTAGGCGTGTCATGGGTTCATTGAGCCAGTCGTACCACACGCCACGGCTTCGGTGGCATTGATACGTCTCTGTCGGCCAAGTCTTGTCCCACCCGAAAACCTCTAACTCGTCTGGCGGCATCTCCTCTTCGCACTTCCTCCATCGGTTAGCCTCCAGCAGCGCAAGGCAGGCGCGGGCGACTTCGCAGAAGTCCCTGCATCTGTCGGAAGTCATCGTGTGGCCCTCATGCACGCGCAGCTGCTTCTCGCATAGCGCCCGCAGTTCCTCGTTCGTCATCTCCCCTCCTTCTCCACCTTCTCGCGGGCGAGGCGTCTCACTTCGGCGCGGTAGTTGTTCACAGCGGCCACACCATTCCATGCCGTTCCCGGCTTCTGTTCTATGTTCCCGCCCTTCTCCCACTCATCATCCTCCAGCAGTTCGGCTTCGGCGAGGGCGAGCCGGATGCGGGCTGGATCTTCTATCAGGCCAATCAGCTTGCCGTCGTGATAGTCGTCCATGATCCATGCGCAGCATTCATCAACGTGCCACGTCCCGTCGCCGCGTCTCAGGCATTCACACATTGCTCATCTCCCCTCCCTGATTGCCGCCAGCCTTCGAAACGATTCGGCGTATGCGGCCGAACTGGTTTCCGCCGCAATCGGTCCGCACACCTTGGCTGGCGTATCAGGCATTGCTTCCAGCCCGTCTAATAGGTCACAGGCCGCAGCGTGGAGGCGCGCAGAGAGGCGGATGATCTCCTGCGCTGGCGCGCGGTAACCCTCCAGCGCCTTGCGGATGGCTTCGTCATCGTGATCCGCAAGGTCTCTCGCACAGTCCCACACTCGCGCACGGATCTGCTTCCCGTTCACCTTGACGACGGCTTCAGCCTTCTTCGACCTCAGCTTCTGGATCCACTTCTTCATGTCCGGCCCCCTTTCTACGTCCCCTACCAATGACGAACATCAGCCACGCGGATGCGTGCCCAGTGTCCACCTCCTGAACCGATTGAACGTGGATCGTGTACGGACCCACCGTGATTAGCGCGCCCGGTTGAACGTGTGACAAGGTCTCGTCCCGCTGTCGCTTGGAGTCGAATAGCGCCCACACGGTCACGATCCCTCGACCCTCAAACGCACCCGTCCATGTCGGTATCGTCCTAAACTCAGCTTCGCGCTTCCACTCGTCCTGCATGATCTTCCTGGCAGTATCCCAGGCGTCGACCATTCGGCCTCCATGCCTACCGGCCTCCGTACCACGCGCTGTCCGCAGGGACGTTTCTGGGTGCCGAGTTCTTGCCCCTCTCTACGAACACGACCGCTAGAGTCTCGCCCGCAGCCATGATCGTATAGCTTCCAGGCTCCGCGAGCAGGACGTATGCCTGCTCACCGTTCAGCTTGATTCCGCGAAGTCGATGCCAGTCGCCCGTCCCCTCTTCGTGCGCCAGGACGTTCTTGAAGCGCCGCGCCTCGCTCTTGTGTCCCGGCGACCAATCGTGGAACGATAGCATGGACTCCATGCCGTATGCTGCCTTGTGCGGGTTGAACCCAACTAGTCGCAGAGCGACGGCGATCCCCGCTCCAACGATTCCTCCTCCGATGATCGGTGCCCATCTCATCGCATGGCCTCCAGTTTCGTGTTCTTCCTGTTCCTCGGTCCAGCCATACCGTACTCAAGCCGCTTTCGGTAGAGCGTGGACGGGTGGATTCCAAGGATCTTTGCGGCCTGGATCGGATGCCAGTCGCACTTCTCAAGGGCCTCTCTGATGTACGCCTTCTCTACCTCTTCCAACTTCATGCGCGCCCGCCCGAAGTCGATGTCGTGGATGATCTGCGGCCCGCTCAACACGGCCGGGTGAAGGTGCTGCTTCTCGATGGGGCCACCCCCGCAAAGGATCAGCGCCCGCTCGATGACGTTCTGCAACTGACGGACGTTCCCAGGCCAGTCATATCTCAGGAGTGGGCGCATCGCCTCATCGGTCACTGTGCTTCCGTGGGCAAAGTATGCAATCAGCAGGCCGATGTCTTCGCTACGATCTCGAAGCGGTGGCATCGTGATCTCGATGACGCTCAAGCGGTAGTAGAGATCCTCCCTGAATGATCCTCCACGCATGGATGTCGCCAGATTGCGGTTCGTCGCAGCCAAGATCCGCACGTCAATCGCCAGGGAACGATTCGATCCTACGGGCGTGACTTCATACTCTTGAAGTGCCCGCAGCACCTTCATCTGCGTGCATGGTTCCATGTCCCCGATCTCGTCCAGGAAGAATGTCCCGCCCTTGCAGGCAGCCAGCATGCCCTGGTGATCGGATACCGCCCCGGTAAACGCTCCGTGCTTGTGCCCGAACATTGTGGACTCCAGCAGATCCCTCGGAAGTGCGGCGCAGGAGACGGACAGGAATGGCCCATTCGCCCTTGGACTCTCGGCATGGATGGCCTTCGCCACCAACTCCTTCCCGGTTCCAGTCTCTCCGAGGATCAGCACCGGCGCATCTGTGGGTGCCACCTTGTCGATCATTGAGTGAACTGCGAGGATCCCCGGAGAGTTTCCAACGATCCCCCTGCGCCAGACTTCCATGTCTCCCCCACGTCTATTCTTCTAGCGTTAGATGCTCTTCCGCGAGTTCGTCCCGCAGCAGATCGCGGATCTCTTGTAGCGCCACCGCCTCCGCGTCATGCGCCTTGCCGATGTACTTGTACTTGATGGCGTGCCGCAGCGCGCGATCTAGCTCCTCGACAACGCTCCGCCACTTTGCACCGTCCAACATGGCTTGCAGCGTGTACGCATCCTTCGGTAGCTCTATGACGATCTGCCGAGGCTTGCGTCTATCCTTGGGCGTGGCCTGCATCGCATCCTCCGGAGGGGGCCGCGCATCCGTGCGCCAGACGCCCCCTCCTGTTCGGTCGCCTAGTGGCGTAGCCACCAGAAGATGTCAAAGTTCACCGCGTGCGCCATCAGTCCGACGGCGAAGTTGATCCCCACCGCCGCGACGACTGCCAGGACTCCGACGACAATCTCAACCATGTTCACCACCTCCTTCCGCGTTGCGGGCCACTCCGTGCATGGCGATCTCTTCCATGGCGGCCGCCCTGATCCGCTCCAACTCAGCATCCATGGCGAGCCAGTCATCGCAGAGTGCAAGGAGATCGTGCAGCCCCGCCGTCGCGCTGGCCTTCAGATAGGAACCTCCTTCCAACATCTGCCGCGTAATCTCAACCGTCTTTCGATCCAGCATCATCCCTCCTCGATGCGCCCGGCGCTTCCATCCTTGCCGACGATCACGCGACCATGCTGGTACTCCCGCCGCCAGGAGTGATCCGGGTACTCCGAACACCGGGCGATCGGCTCGCCCAACCGTTCGGGCCAGTCGCAGGCCGGGAACCAGAGCGGGCGTTCGTACCAGCGAGCGGCCTTGTCGTGTATCATCAGCGAGCAGTTGTCGAACAGCAGCACGGTTCCCATCAGGACTGCGGCGTGCGCCGCCTTCCGCGCCTCGGTCCAGCCTTCGGGGATGTAGCAATGGAACACGCATGTTC